AAAAATATGATGAAACAACTAAATTTCAAATATCATATAACATGCTAAATTCATCAGCAAAAATGAGATATTTTAAACCATGCTTTAAACATTATCTTACTCAGCACGTTAGATCTAGACTGGGTCGTATACCTGCACCTGAATGGGAGATTGCAACATTCTTACCAACAGCAAGTTGGGAAAAGAGTAATTCAGCGAATGTATATAAACAATCAAGGAAGATGATATGACTAGTATAGATCAAATTAAAACACTTGCATCTTCCAAGCTTGGATTTGCAAGATCAAATCAATTCCTTGTAGAATTACCTACAGACTTTTCTGGTGATAGAGGGTTTTTAGGTCAATTAACACAATTGCTTACTTCTGGTAATATGGGCGGTGGGGATTTAAATCTATTATGCACAAATGCATCATTACCAGGAAAACAAATTTTAACACATGATCGTAAAATAGGTATGGAATTTCAGAAAGTAGCATACGGATATGCTGTTGATGATGTTACACTTACATTTTATGCTCTTAATGATTATGGCATTAGAAAATACTGGGATTCATGGCGTAAAAAAATATTAAGTGAGGATGGACATACGGCTTCATATAAAAATGAATATATTAGAGATATAAAAATACATCAACTTCGTAAACCTATTATGAATCTAGGCACGAGTCTAGGACCAATTAACATTAATGTTGGACTTGGTGGTGGTACAGTATATTCTGTTCTACTTAAGGATGCATTTCCAACGACCATACAAGCCGTAGATTTAAGTAACGATATGGACGGTTTAGTACAAATTACAGCACAAGTATCATATACCAATTGGGAGGCCGTTAACGGTGGACAAGGTTGGATACAAGCTAGTGGTGGATTAGGCTCAATAGCTAATCTATTTTAATTATAAAAGGAACATATAATGGCACTACCTAGAGTTAATTCTACATCATGGTTTGATATAGAAATTCCATCGAATAAAGAAAAAATTCAAATTAGACCCTTTTTGGTCAAGGAACAAAAGATTTTATTGTTAGCAGGGGAAACACAAGATAAAGCACAAATTATTAATGCTATGTTGGATACCATTGCGTCATGTACAAGAGATGAAATTGATACGAAGAAACTTACTACATTTGATGTTGATTATATTTTTGCACAAATTCGTAGTAAATCTGTTGGCGAAACAAGTACATTAATATTTAAATGTAGACAATGTGAGCACAAAAATGATGTGGTAGTAAATATTGCTGATGCAAAGGTTGAAGGCGAAATTGCAAATCCTATTGTAGAATTAACGCCAGAGATTAAAGTAAAAATGATGTACCCATCATATCACGCAATGACAAAAAATGATGCACTATTAAATAATGATGATACAACCAGTATGGCATTTGAATTTATTAAAATGTGTATGGTTTCTGTAATTACTGATGAAGAACAAGTAATGTTAAGAGATGAAACAGACGAAAGTGTACAAGATTTTATTGACTCATTATCGTCTGAACAATTTAATAAAATGACAACATTTCTAGAAAATGTACCTAAAATAAAAACGGAAGTAAATTTTAAATGTGAAAGTTGTGAATCTGATCAGCATGCAACCCTGGAGGGTTTAGAAGATTTTTTTTAGTAAACCTCTCTCATGAAACACTAGAAAATTACTATAGAGTTAATTTCCAGTTATTGCAGCATTTTCATTATTCACTAACAGAGATTGACGATATGTTACCTTGGGAGAGGGAAGTCTATCTTACAATGCTCATACAATGGGTAGAAGAAGAAAATAGGAAAACGGAGTTATCCGGAGGATAAAATGGCTACATTAGAAAATATCAATGAACAATTGATGAAACAAAATGATGTGCAGGAAAGAACTGCCGTTGACATCAAGCAATTAAAAAATGCTATGTTTAGTTTCATTGATTTTTCTAAACAAAGTAGATTGGATGATTTAGAGGCTCAACGAGAAGCAAAAGATCCTACTGCTGCAATGGTTATAAAAAATGATTCATCATCCGCTGCTGGTGGTGGTTTTGGGTTGGCAGGATTTTTAGGCGCTGCAGCTGCACTATTAACTGCATTTGGTGCAGGGCTTGTTGAATCTGTTAAAGAATGGATTAAATTAGTAAGAGGTGTTTTCAGTGGATTTTTAGCTAGGGTTCTAAAGGCATTTAAGGGATTAGGTAGACTAATTGGTTTAGACATTATTGTTGATGATTTAGCAAAAGCCTTTAAATCCCTTATTGATCCTATCTTGGATTTTTTTAGAACAACTAAAGCATCTACCTCAACTAGATTAGATAAAGCACTAAAATCAATTGATACCTTCCTTGAGCCTATTAATAAATTTTTTAAAAATTTTAAAGTCGGTTTTGGTAAAGTAAATACAAAAGCAGTTGGAATGTTTGATGATCTTTTAAAAATGGAAGATTTTACCACATTTGCTGCTAAACTTGGAGCCGGAGTTAGAGGTTTTACCAATTTATTATTAGGTCCACTTGCCACTACAGAATCTACAAAAGATTTTAAAACAATTGGATCCACAATATCAGATATGATTACCAAGGTAGTGCAACCTATAAAAAAGTTTTTTAGTGCAGAAGGACCAATCGGTAGATTTATGAGTTCAATTAAAAGTGTATTTGGTTTTGCAGAAGAAGGTAGTAAGGTAATGAAGCTACTTGGTTCTCTTGGTAAGGTTGCTGGTCGTTTATTTTATCCTTTAGGCATTTTTATGACCATATGGGATACTATATCGGGTGCCTTTAAAGGTTTTGTTGATGAGAAAGGTAATCTAGGTTCTAAAGTACTGGCAGGTATTGAAGGTGGTATTAGTGGATTCCTAAAAGGATTAGTTGGTATACCATTGGATTTGTTAAAAAAGGGTGTTAGTTGGATTGCTGGTAAACTTGGATTTAAAGACATTGAAAAAGCAATGGATGATTTTAGTTTTGAGAAATTAATTGGTGATGCAGTTAATAGTATTTTTGGATTGTTTAGATCCGCTATTGATGGTGTTATTGAATTAGTTGCATCAGGTGTTGAAAAAATACCAGGTATTGGTGATGGTGTGGCAGAGTCTATTAGAGCATTAAAATTAGGTCAAGGCACTGATACAAATAATGCCGAATCAGATGCAATGGGATCTTATCAGCCAAAAACTGAGGATACTAGAGTAACTGCGAAACAAAGACAAAGAATGCTTTTAGATCAAGCAGTAAAAATGGGAGTATATAATGAAAGAGGTGTCCTTGCATCCGAAATTGATAGAGAAAAAGTAAAAAATGCTCCTAGAGATCAATTGGAAGCTATTTTAGCGGATAAAGATCTAAGCAGATCCGATAAAAATTTTGTTAAAGGTGTTTTAGAGAAAAAAGAAAAGGGTTCACTTGAACTAGCAAAACGCCAGCCAATAACCGGATCTACCATTGAACAAGGGGCAAAAGCCGTGATGGCTCCTGCCCCTGCATATATTACTGGTAATGTAGATCAGAGTAATAGGTCAGTGACCTCTGTAAGTCCACAAGCAATTACTATGCAAAGTGGACCTCCAGTTGATTTCTCAGATCCTATGCTATTAGCACATTAATCTTCTTGAGCCAATTTGGCAAAATAAGACATGGTGTCATCACCATCATCTAGATTAACTTGCTCTGCAGTAACCGGTTCAGCAACTTTATACTCTGGCTCAGGTGCCGGAGTATTCATCATTGATTCTTGTGCCATGGTTGGTGAACCACGCATAGCCATTTCCTCTCCAAGAACTCTAGCCAATTTAGCTTTCAATTCATCATAGGATTTATAGTTTTTAGGATCAGTGAATTCACTTAGATCATGCATAGCATTATACGCTGATTCAAGCTTAGCCTCATCACCTCCATAGAGTGGAGACTGTGAAGCAAATTCAGACTTATCATAGTTACGATATCCTTCAACTTGACGGATCTTCAACTTGAAGTCTGCACCATCCCAAAAATCAAATGGATTAACTGCTTTTTCATCGGCGAACGATGGCTGCATTACATCCATAATCTTATCAAAGATCTTCTTACCAAACTTATAGAGTACAACACGACCTACGTTATGTGGTGCAGAAGGATCTTCTATAAGAAGAGCATTGACTACATAATGCAGACGCC